CAGCTTCCGAAGTAGAAGCTATGTCCCCAGTGCTATTTATTGACGTAGAAGGGGGCACAATGTCCTTACGCAATAAATACCCTCAAGTCGATGTAGTGCGCGTGGCTAGTTGGAGCGATATGACTAATGTTTATAACGACATTGCTAGTAGTGCCGACAGCTATAAAACGATTGTACTTGATTCCCTAACAGAGATCCAAAAGTTTAGCATGTATAACATCATGCGAGATCTTGTTATGGGTGACCCAGATCGAGATCCCGATGTTCCTGGTATCAGAGAATGGGGTAAAAATTCAGAGCAGATTAGGCGCTTCGTAAGAGCCTTTAGAGATTTGTCCGTGAATACTATCTTCACGGCATTGTCTGCAACAGATAAGGATCAAAAAACAGGGATAACCCTGAGTCGACCTTATCTTAGCGGAAAACTAGCATCAGAAGTTGCTGGTTTCCTTGACATCGTGTGCTATATGTACATACGAGTCGTCGAGGGAGACGTGCGGCGATTGATGCTAACTTCAGGAACTGATACCTGTGTAGCAAAGGATCGCTCTGATTCATTGCCGCCCGTGCTAGAAGAACCTGACATGAAGACAATCCACAACATAGTAACTGGAGCCTAAACATGGTAACTGTAAACTTTGCCGAAATCCCAGACAGTGATTTTAGTGCTATTCCTCCGGGAAAGTATCACGTCAAGATTACTGAGGGTGAAATGCGAGAATCGGGGCCAAATTCAAATAACCCCGGAGCGCAGTACATCAACTGGGAGCTAACCATCCAAGAAGGAGACCACGAGAATCGCAAGTTGTGGACTAACACTTCCTTATTGCCTCACGCCCTTTTCAGTTTGAAGGGGCTACTACTTGCAGCAGGTGTTGTTGAAGCAAACGCCGCAAGGGAGTCATTAGACTTTGAGATTGCCGATCTCGTGAGTAAGTCCGTTGTTGTAACAGTGGGAGCCCGAGAATTCCAAGGCGAAACTCGAGCAGAAGTCAAAAGATTTATGCCCTATAATCCCAATAAGTTTCAGGCCAGCAAAAAAGCTGAACTTCTTCCGTAAATGAAAATCTGGAGTCTCCCCCTACAAGCAGCGGTGCGTACGGCGCTAACACACTTGTGGGGGGAGCTCCTTTATATAGAAAGCCCCCTTTTGAATGGACCCAAAGCGGAGGGCAGTCTATGAGTTTATATTCGGGGAAGAAGAAGGCCATTTTTGTGTAGCAACTAGAAACGCTAGAACCGGCTCTTTTAGCGAGAAATTTTTTCGCTACCCCGAAGAACTTGACGACGCCTTAGAACACAGTCAGCGATTACGTGTGACATGTGACGTATGGTTTTGCCCACAATTATTTTCTCATGCCCGAAGGAAAAAAGAATACGCACAATTAGTAACAGCTGCCTGGGGTGATTTAGACGATTGTCATTATGACAAGATGTTGGTTCCACCCACGATTGTGCTCGAAACATCAAAAAATAGATTCCAGGCCCTGTGGAGATTTGAAGAACCTATTCATCCCACGGATGCCGAAACTATTAGTAAGCGCATTGCCTATTTCCATGAATCTGAAGGAATGGATAAATCAGGTTGGGATCTAACTCAACTGTTACGCGTACCTTTAACTTTGAACCACAAATATGCTAACACTGTGGGTCTGCGGGATGTAACTGTTGAGATTGCCCGCCCAGAGCGTAAATATACACCTGAATCTTTTTCTGATTATCCCGATGTAGCTCATTCAGAAAAGTTAGAACTGCCTTTCCCCAAAGAACTTCCTGAACTTTCTGCCGAAGATTTACTCGAAGAGCATCGTTTAACTATCAATCCTCGAGTTTGGTCTTTATTCGAACAAGAACCTTTTACGGATTGGTCTAAAGCCCTTTGGCAGTTACAGTTGATGTTGCTCGAAGAAGGATTTACTGCCCCCGAAGTTTTCGTTATTGCTAGAGAAGCGGCGTGCAATAAGTATAAGCGGGACGGACGTTCTGAAATCATGCTCTGGAAAGATGTTGTACGAGCAAATGCTACTCACGAAGAAGCCGATCGTCAACCTTATGAAGCCGAAGATGCGAACGAAAATGATGAAGTTCCTTTACAGGCTGAACTACTAAGTGAACACGAACGTGATCTTGTAGCGGCAAACGGCGGTTTTGTTGAAGAATATGTTGCTTGGGCTAGACAGCAAGGAGACGCCGCATGGCAATATCATCAAGCTGGCGCACTAATTATTCTAAGCACACTACTGTCAGGTAATATAGCGCTACCTACAAGTTACGGAACGATGCATCCGAACCTGTGGTTTATGATTCTAGCCGATACAACATTAACACGTAAATCAACCGCTATGGATATGGCAATCGATTTTCTAGGTGAGATAGATCCCGATGCTATCTTAGCTACAGATGGTTCTATTGAGGGTCTACTTACTTCAATGTCGATGAGACCACGTAGGCCTTCGATATTCTTACGCGACGAGTTCTCTGGACTTCTCGAAATGATGACTAAGCGTGACTATTATGCAGGCATGTTAGAAATGCTAACTAAACTGTACGATGGTAGAAGTCAAAAAAGAGTCTTGCGTAAAGAAACAATTGATGTTAGAGATCCCATTTTGATTCTATTTGCTGGAGGAATCAAAGAACGAATACAAGCACTTTTATCTTACGATCATGTTAGTTCTGGTTTTTTACCTCGTATGCTTCTTATTTGTGCCGAAAGTGATGTCAGTAAATTAAAGCCTTTAGGTCCACCCACAGCTGCGTCGTTGGAAAAACGGGACGAATTAGTCGATACGGTGCGTAAAGTAAAAAATCATTATACGCCAACAGATATTTCGACAGTAGGTAATGAAATTCATCTTCCAAAAGTATGGGAAGCGACGCTAACAGCTGATGCTTGGGTGTTGTACAACAAATTCGAAGCAAAGCTAGTTGAACTGGGTTTGCAATCGGTTCAAAAAGATATTACTACTCCCACGTACGATAGATTAGCAAAAAGTGGTCTAAAAATCGCTTTACTATTATCTGCCTCTAAACGTCTAGCTCCGTCAATTGTGGTAGAAGTAAGTGATATTTTGAAAGCCTTTCACTATATCGAACAATGGATAGTGTACACTGCAGAAGTTATACATAATTTAGGCAAAACGACTCAGGAACGTGTAATCGAAAAGGTTCAACTCGCCGTTGTTAGATCTCCTGGTGTAAAGCGTTCGCAAATAATGCAACGGTATCGTTTGACTTCTCGAGATGTTGAGTTAGTGTTTGGAACATTAGAACAGCGAGGGCTAATCAAAAGAATAAGAGCTGGTAGAGGAGAAAGACTCTACCCAACAGCAAAGGAATAAATAATGGAAGACAATTATAAAGCGATCGTAGTCCTAAGCGGTGGACTCGATTCAACCACAATGCTATATCAAGTTGCGAAGCATAATTATCGCCCGCACGAAGTATTAGCATTATCATTCAATTACGGACAACGTCACGTAACAGAACTGCAATATGCATCTCACAGTTGTACTCGTTTGGGTGTTGATTGGAATCTCGTTGATTTGGAATGTATTCAAACTCTACTTCCTGGTAGCGCCTTGACTTCGGATATAGATGTGCCTGAAGGACACTATGCAGCCGAAACAATGAGATCCACAGTGGTGCCGAATAGAAATGCAATAATGGCTAACGTATCGATCGGGGCTGCTGTAGCTTTTGGAGCCACAAGGTTGTATTTAGGCGTCCATGCGGGAGATCATCCGGTTTATCCTGATTGTAGGCCGGAGTTCATTTCAAAACTTCAGGAGTTGGCAATGGTAGCGAATGAAGGTTTTATTTCGGAAGATTTCAAAATCGAATGTCCCTGGCTTCATATCGAAAAAGATTACATTGCTACTCAAGCCCACTCTCTGGGATTAGATTTTCGGTACACGTGGTCATGCTACAAAGGTGTAACAAATCATTGCGGACGTTGTTCCACGTGTGTAGAGCGACTCGAAGCAATTGCGCTTGCAGGACTAACTCATCTAGACAATACCGAATACGACGACGCAGAATATTGGAAAGAAGCAGTAGGGTGGAAGGAGTAATAAATGGTACAACTTAGAGTTTCCGAAATATACAACAGCGTTCAAGGTGAAGGCGTAAATACAGGTTTACCTACTACGTTCCTTCGTTTTGCTGGATGTAATATGCGTTGCCCCGGCTGGCCTTGTGATACTCCCCACGCCGTTGAACCCTCTATTTGGAGCGCAGAAGCGGAAAAGTTTGAGGTTAAAGATCTGATAGCGCGTATTGAAGAAACTACCGGCACTGGCATTAGGAATATTTGTTGGACCGGAGGAGAGCCCTTTCTTCAGCCCGCCGTACAGCTTCAGCAATTATATTGGGCCTTGTTTGAAAGGCGTTACAGTCAAGAAGTATTTACAAACGGCTCAAAAATCTTTCCATCTTGGTCTTGGGAAATGCCTAAGATGATGGACTGGAAATTAAAAGGCTCCGGTGAAAGTAACTTCCACGTTAATTACTTCCGGTCGGAGGAGCAAGATCGTGAATTGAGCATTGAATGTCGAGAACAGAACGCCTTAGAACTCGATCGTCGTGATGGTATCAAATTCGTTGTAACAAATCTTGATGATTTTGATGAGGCCGTAGAAACTTGGAAATATCTTTTTATGAAAAACTGTGACGCTCAATTCTGGGTGGGTGCAGCTTGGAATCGAGTAAAAGAAGCAGAATTAGTGCAGTGGTTATTAGATGCCGGTTTACCTTGGAAATTAAACGTTCAGGTGCACAAATATATTTGGCCCGCAAATGAAAGAGGCGTATAAATGGATAGATTATTTAACCCCGGAAATCCTGAGCCAACTGATCGAGTTAACGATCAACTGTACGAATTAGCCGAAAAATTGCTTAGTACCGTTTTTAATAATACTTGGGAAGGAAGAACAGATGTCGAAA